TGACGATGTTGAAAAACTGATGGATGGCAACAAGGCAGATATGGTGTTCACTGACCCACCTTATGGGATGAACCTTGATACGGACTTTTCATCAATGGTGAATAAACTTGATTTTGCAAGGGAAAAGAACATCAAAAATGGGAAGAAGTATGACAAGGGCATTGTGGACGATTTTGACCCTTTAATGGTCGCAACGATATTTGATGCATTTGCAGATGTAAAAGAAATATTTTTGTGGGGTGCAGATTATTTTGCAGAAATGTTGCCACACAAGAATGATGGTTCGTGGATTGTATGGGATAAACGAGCGAACAACAAGGACGATATAAAACAAGATACGCAAAGTGACAAGATGTATGGTTCGTGTTTTGAACTGTGTTGGAGTAAAAACAAGCATAAAAGAGATATTGCAAGGGTGAAATGGGCAGGTGTGTTCGGTACTGAAAAAGAGTTTGACCATAAAAGACACCACCCTACACAAAAGCCGATTGCACTTGCAAGATGGTTTTTAGACAGATATTCACAAGATGGCGACAATGTAGTTGACCTTTTCGGTGGAAGTGGTTGCACATTGATTGCTTGTGAGCAGAGCAACAGAAATTGCTTTATGATGGAACTTGACCCTAAATACATCGATGTAATCATAAACAGATGGGAAACATTCACAGGACAAAAAGCGGTGAAGTTAAATGCAGATTGAAGAACTGAAAACAATCATCGCAAGCACCAAGGACGGAATACACAAAAGAGATTTAATTCGGCAATTAAAACGATTGTACCGAAAGAAAAGGTTGAATCATGGCGGTGAACACCAAAAGTCTTGAGAATCTTGACAAGGGCAGATTCAAAAAGAATACAAGAGAAAAACAACAGAAAATTGCAAGTATGGGTGGCATCGCAAGTGGTGAAGCAAAACGAGAAAAGAAAACCATGCGACAACTCGCTGAAATCTGCCTTGGCGCGAAACTAACCAAGCCGGAAATCGAAGCCAAGCTGAAAGAAGCGGGTCTTCCTGCGACCTATGGTGGGCAGATGCTTTTCAATGCGGTACAGATGGCAGGACGGAACAGTAATATGCTTCGTGTGGTATTGGAACTGATCGGGGAGGTCAAACAGCAACAGACCAATGTGACAGTGACCACCAATGTGAATCCGTTTGCCAATCTGACGGAGGATGAACTGCGAAAATTGGCAAAAGATGAATAAAAATTGAGTTTTGATTGTTGGTTTTATGCAAATGAAACCGAAAAAAGTGGTAAAAATGCCAAAAAAGACGGCAAAACACTTTTTATTTTGGTTTCAGCATGAATATTATGCAGATTAAGGTGCTGATGAAGTGGACAGGAAACTGATTGCACTGGGTGCGAAATGTGAACTGGCAAGACGGCATTTTTATGATTATTGCCTATTGAAAGCACCTGATTTTTACAAATACAAATACCTGAAAGTTTTGTGTGACACACTGGAAGAATTCATCAGTGGCGATGACGATGTTCTGATAGTCAATATGCCGCCTCGTTTTGGGAAAAGTCGCACGATGGGAAACCTTGTTGAATGGATTTTCGGCAAAGACCAATCCAAAAAGGTCATGACAGGTTCGTACAATGAAACACTGTCAACCGCATTCAGCAAACAGGTCAGGAACACCATTCAGATGATAAAGGCTGACCCATATATTCCAGTGTATTCAGATGTGTTTCCGGGGGTTCATATCGCACAAGGTGATGGTGCTATGAATCTGTGGTCGTTGGCAGGTGGACATCAGAACTACCTTGCCACGTCTCCGTCCGGCACGAGTACTGGTTTTGGTTGCCAAATCTTGCAGGTGGACGATATTATCAAGAACGCACTGGAAGCGTACAATGCCACAATCAAACAGGGGCATTGGGATTGGTTCACATCAACCATGTTGTCGAGGTTGGAGGAACACGGCAAGATTATCATTGTTGGCACAAGATGGGCAACCGATGACCTGACAGGACGAGCATTGAAGCATTTCGGTGAACTGGGTTTGAAGATTCGTCATGTGGTCATGAAGGCAAAAAACGATGACGGCACAATGCTTTGTGATGACATACTTTCAGAAAAAAGTTATGAAATCAAACGAGCCACAATGCCGAAGGACATCTTCTTGGCAAACTACCAACAAGAACCAGTAGACATCCGGGGGCGGTTGTACACATCTTTCAAAACCTATGACGGAGAGTTGCCGAGGTTCAAACAAATCAGATCATACACAGATACGGCTGACACTGGTGCTGACTATCTGTGTTCGTGGGTGTATGGGGTGACATTCCAAAACGAAGCATACATCCTTGATGCGTATTATACGCAGGAAGCGATGGAAGTCACAGAACCTGCCACAGCGGAAATGCTTTACCGAAACAAGGTCAATGTTGCACGAATTGAATCGAACAATGGTGGACGAGGATTCGCAAGGAATGTTGACAGGATATTAAAGGCGAAACCAAACAACAAGGTGGTTGTGAAGTGGTTCACCCAAACCAAAAATAAAATTGCAAGGATACTGTCAAACAGCACATGGGTGATGGAACATATTTATTTCCCAGTTGGATGGGAGAACAGATGGTCAGAACTGGCAGAATCCTTGTTGACATATCAACGAACCGGGAAGAATGCTCACGATGATTCGTGCGACAGTTTAACCGGGATTTGTGAGGACATTACTGAAGGATTTAGTGATTGGAGTGGGTATCAATGATTCCAAGTCGAAGAAAAGAACGCATGAGACAAGATGGATATTTAAATGCGATGTTCGGTCAGGGATACCGATTCACTGACCCTTTTTCGCATTATCGACAAGGTGTGGATTTTGTGCCGGACACAGAATGCACACGCTTATACACTTACAATGGAATAGCGAAAAGCATCATTGACATTCCTGCTGACGAAGCAATGCGAAATGGTTTTGAAGTCGAATTTGAGGGTGAAGATGATGCTGTCAATCGTCAGGTGCAATCCTTGTGTGAAGATTTGGATGTGCAGTACAAGTTTTCAGAAGCACTTGCATGGGCAGACCTTTATGGTGGAAGCATCATCGTGGTCATGGCTGACGATGGACGAATGATTGACGAACCACTGAACTATGATGGTTTACGCAGGATTGAAAAGCTGAAGGTGTTCGACAAGACCAACATTGTGGGGTCAAGACAGTATCAGGATGCATCAGCACCCCAGTACATGGATGTTGAGCATTATTACATCAATACTTTTGGAAGCAATCCCATGTGGGTGCATGAATCAAGGGTTCTGCGGTTTGATGGTGGTCGGTTGCCTTTGTACCAAAGAAACCTTCGCCTTGGGTGGGGTGCAAAGCGGTTTGAATCTATCAAAGACGAAATCGACAGATGGTGCAATGGTAACGAGTATGCACTGCAAGCACTGACCCGGTTGTCGCAGGATGTAGTGAAACTGGACGGATTGACCAATATCCTTGCAACCGAGGGTGGAGATGTTGCGGTTCAAAAACGGATGCAGATGATTGACATGGTGCGTTCGATGATGAACAGCATCGCCATTGATGGTGCTGATGAATATGACCGCAAGGGTTTGTCCTTGAGTGGCATCAAAGAACTGTTGGAACAGTTTGAAATTGCTATTTGTGGCATCACTGGGATTCCTGCAACGAAACTGTTCGGTCGGTCACCTGCCGGGATGAATAGCACTGGCAAGGCTGACCTTGAGAACTATTACAACATGATTGAAAAAATCCAAACCAACAAGGTTAGACCCAATCTTGTGAGGTTGGTTGAAATGTTGGGTGCTTGCCGGGAATACAATCTGAAGTTGCCTGATACATGGCACATTGAATTTGAACCCTTGTGGTCAATGTCCAAGGCAGAAAAGGCGGACATTGAAAAGACCCAAGCCGATGCACAACGGCAGAAAGCTGATGCCATCAACACGCTTATCAATGCACAGGTGTTGGATGCCACAGAAGCAAGAGCAACCCTTGCTGAAGAAAAAGACTACATCATGGACAGGTCACTGGATAGTGCCTTGATGCGAAGTGGTAACGAATGAAAAAGATAGTTGCTAAAAGGAAATATCGGTATCCAATGGGTTTGGAAAGGGAATATGCCAAGCAGATTGCAGGTTTGGTCGGTGGGATGTTTCGCACCATCAAAAAGGATGTTCCCCGGATGGTGGCACTGGTCAAAAGCAATCAGATCAAGATGGATGCCGATGCCAATACAGACCTTGATGAGTTCATGGAATACCTTGCATCCGTTCTCCTGTTGCGTGAAAAGGCAGAACCTTTTGTCAGCAGGATGTGGGATAAGGTCAACCGCTACACTGACAAGGAAATCCGTGAAATTTTCACTGCGGTGTTCGGTGCTTCGGTTTCAATGCGAGGTTTGAAAGCTGAATGGACACAGCAACAAATCGTCCGGGAGATGTCAGAAGAAGCCGAACGATACAACATTGAACTGACCAAGGAAGAAATGATTGCAATCGGTTCAGGCATTCTCTTATCTGAAATCCTGTCAGCACCTGAAGAAAAACGCAAGGCAATTGAATCCATATTGAAAAGCCGTCCTGCCGGGGCAGACATCATCGCATCAAGTGAAGCACAGATGGCACTGACCGCACAGGCGAAACTGAAGCAACTGGAAGAAATATGGGTTCGTGAAAACCTTGATTTGATTGGTTCGCTTGAAGCAGAAACCCTTCGCAAATTGCGTGATGAACTGACACGCTTGATTGCTGATGGTGTGCCGGACGATGAAATTGAAGAACGATTGATTGCGTTCCTGAACAAACAACTGGAAGTGGAAACCAATCGTGCGGTTCTCATTGGTTCGGATCAAGTCGGCAAATTGAATGGTCGGTTGATGGAATACTGGCAGAGGTCAGCAGGTATCACCGAATACAGATGGCAAACCATGATGGATGACAGGGTGCGACCACTACACGCAGAAAGGCAAGGTTTAATTTTTAGATGGGATAAACCACCGAGTGATGGTCACCCCGGCATGGCAATCAGGTGTCGGTGTGTGGCTGACCCAGTAATCGACCTTGATGATTATGGGGTTGAACCAAGGGCAAAAACTTACATATATGTTGACTAACCACCTTTAGGGGTGGTTTTTTCATGTTTTCATTCTCGTCTTGGGAAGGGGGTGAAAAAGTGCAAAGATATGACAATTATGCAATACAAGCAATAAAAACAGACGAAGGTTTTGTCAGGGATGCACCGATTATTGGTCGCACTGGAATCCTTGAATACAGAAATGTGGACGGAAGTATCAGACGAGAATACCGACCACCTGAAGAAGCATTCAATGTGGATTCCCTTGCAAGCATCCGGGGAAAACCGATTACACTGGGTCATCATGGGTTGGTGTCTTCTGCCAATTATCGTGAGACAAAACCTGTCGGCACTGTCATCAGTGACGGACGGCAGGACGGAAGCAACATCCGTGCTGATGTTGTGATTTATTCGCTTGATACCGAAGACAGGGAACTGTCCTGCGGTTATCAGGCGGAACTGGAAGAAACACCGGGTGTGACCGAAGATGGTCAGCACTACGATGCTATTCAACGGAACATTCGTTACAACCATCTTGCGATTGTTCCAAGAGGTAGGGCAGGTAATGCTCGTCTGAATATGGATGGTAATCAATCTATTGAGGAGGTAGAAACAATGTCCACAAAAATCAAAATGGACAATGGCATCGAGTATGAAGTACCTGCCGAAGTAAAAGTCGCATATGATGCGATGGTTGAAAAGGCAGATGCGACCAAAAAAGACCTTGATGCTATGACGGCAAAATTCGATTCTGCAACGGCAGAAATCGAAAAACTGAAAGCTGATGCTGAAAAGCAGAAAGCAGATTTCAAAGCGAAGTTTGATGAAGCGGTTAAGACCACTATTGAACTGCGTTCCATTGCTTCCAAACACGGCATTGAAAAAGCCGATGAAATGAGCAATGAGGAGATCAAAAAAGCGGTTGTTGCGAAAGTACATCCCAAACTGAACCTTGACGGCAAATCTGCCGAGTACATTGCGGTTGCGTTCGATTTAGCGAAAGACACCGATGTTCAGCATGAGGATGCTATGGCAAAACAACGCAAAGCAATGGGTGGTACGGAAACCCACCACGAAGACGAAATGGATTTGGAGAAAGTAAAAGCCGAATTCATGGAAAAAGAATCCAAA